TGGATACGACAGGTGGCGTACGTTTGGCGCGGGAGCCTCCATCACGCGGTCGGCAGATCGCTCGACCATTACCTTGAACGGAACGATCGGCCAGATTATCGAATCGCCCGATCTGGCCGGAGCAACGGTGACGGTCTCAGTGAAGAACCCGTCGGGGGCGATCACGGTCAATCTACGTCCGGACGCGACCACTGCAGCAGTAACTGGCGTCATCGCTGCTGGTGCGGGCACGAAGTCGGTCACGCTGGTTATCCCGGCATCGATGACGGGTAATGTTTTCTTGCAACTCGCCACGGCCGCCCCGGTAACGTTTGACGGCAGCGCGAAGCAGGGTGGTGTGCAGCTGGAGCTTGGATCGTTCGCGTCGGCATTCGAGCTACGCCCCGCCGGTACGGAATTTGGCCTCTGCCAGAGGTATTTCTGCAAGAGCTTCGATCCCGATGTGACGCCCGCGCTGAATCTGGCAAGCGGGACAGGTGGTCAGTCCACGCACATTGCCACGGGTCTCAGCACAGGAAATGCCCGAACGGAAGGCATCCCGTTCCCCGTACAGATGCGATCGACTCCCGCGTTGACGCTATACACAACGAGTTCGGCTCCGAGTCAGGCGAATAGCTGGGCACTCTTCACGAGCTCGTATTTCACTTGCCCATCTCCGACCCCCTCGGTCAGCACAACCGGATTTAGCGTCACCCTCGTATTTGGCAGCGGCTTGGTGCAGGCATCGAGCTACACCGTAGCAGGCCATTGGACAGCGGACGCGGAGCTTTGATCATGGCGAAATATATCTACACCGACGGCAGCCACACTGCCGTTCGCGACATCGAGACCGGATCTATCATTCCCGTCGCCGGCGATGGTTGGCTTGGTGATGCATATCGCGATTGGGTTGCTTCCGGCAATGCACCCGACGAGCCTCCCGCACCGACATTCGAGGACTATGTCGCGCGGTTCACGCCAGGATTGCAACAATGGATGGAGGGTGTGGCGCGATCGAACGCCTACGACTCTGTCCTGTCATGCGTTTCGTACAAGGACTCGGGTGTCGCCCAGTTTGCCGGCGACGCCGCGGCGATGATCGCCTGGCGCGATGCGCTCTGGCAGTGGGCATCACAGTGGCAGGCTGGGTTCAATGGCCAGTTGCCTAATCCCATTCCCACGCTGGAAGAGATCATCGCCCTCGCACCCCAGCCTGCGGCCTTCGGCTGGATCGTGCACCCGCCCGGCCAGATCATCGAGTCGCAGGCTCCGGGCGAGCAGACCGCCTGACGCAGCCGTCACGCCTTGACGGTATGCTGCGGCCATGTGCGGCCGCTACGCCACCTTCGGACCTGTCTCCGTCTCCCGCCACGCGCGGGAGGTCATGGAGCAGATGGAGGTGGACATCATCAGCGAGATCAACCAGCGCGAGCCGCAGTACAACATCGCCCCGACCCAGAAGGCGCCTGTGCTCGTGCACGGAGAGGGTGGGTATCACGTCCGTGCCTACCGCTGGGGCCTGGTGCCGTCCTGGGCGAAAGACCTGTCGATCGGCGCCCGGATGATCAACGCCAGGGTGGAGGGCCTGCTTGGGGTAGCGGAAAAGCCCAGCAGGGCCTTCACCGGCGCCCTGAAGAAGCGGCGCTGCCTGGTCCCGGCCAGCGGCTACTTCGAGTGGAAGGGCCTCTCGCCCAACAAGCAGCCGTACTTCATCCACGATCCCACTGGCCACCTGCTGATGTTCGCCGGCCTCTGGGAAGGGTGGAAGGAGTCGCCGGACGCGGAATGGGTGCACACCTACACCATCATCACCGGCGAGCCCGGCAAGGTCTCCGGCGACATCCACGACCGGCAGCCGGTGATCCTCCCGCCTGACCTCTGGGAGGTATGGATGGAAGGGCCGCCGGAAGAGGCGCCGGCTGTGCTCGCCGCCGCGCCCGAAGCGGACCTCGTCTATCACCCCGTGCCCAAGGCTGTCGGCAACCCGCGCAACCAGGGGTCGGAGCTGGTCGAGCCGAAACGGGAATCCCCGTAACGACATCAATTCAATGGCTTGCACCCATAGATCTCGCTTTGGCGTACGTTCCATCCAGGTGGCATATCTCGTTGTGCATCGACGAGCCGTGCAGTTCATCCCATGGCGTCGCGCCCAGCTCGACCCCAAGCGTCCTGGCCAGCCGTAGCGTGTTGGTGGACCATTCGATCGCGTCGCACTGAATGTGCTGGACGATGAGGCATACCCGCCGGCGGTCTGGCGGCTTCTTTGCGACCGCCTCGTCGACCAGAAGCCCTTGGGCAAGCAGCACCGCCTTGATGATGCCGCTCAGCGCGACGTTGTAAGGCACGACATCCAGCCACGGTTCGGGCGGATCAATGTGCTGGGAGCACCAAGCCTTCATGGGGTGGCTTCCGGGCTGCCGGGGGACGCGATCCAGGCGCGCCCATAGCCGGGCCAGCGAGGCCGCCGTGCGGACCATGATCCAGCGGACGTCGTCGTCAGAAAGGTGAGAAGGGGAGGGCGAGGTGTCGTGCATGCGCCTATCCTGCCGTGCCGCCGTATCACCAGATGAGAGATGTGAAGACGGGGCCGGTCAGCCGCGCTTCGTGGCCTCGTAGCGGTCCGCCGCACACTTCGGGCACTCGCCTCGCCGCAAGCCGCCGAGCGTCTTCTGCCACGGGTTGTACCCACCGTGGGTCGGGCAGATCATCCAGGCGTTCTCCCGCTCGCGCTTCTCCTGGCGATACCGTTGTGCTGGGCGCCGGCCGTAGAACGCCATCAGCGTCGCACCCGGCGTCGGGGCGGTGGGGTCTGGTTTGGCACGCACACCGGACAGGCCGCGGTGTCCCGGTAGCGCTCACGGTGGCGTTCACAAAAGAGGAAGCCCGGGCCACCGTACGTCGTGTTGCCGAGCTTGCGATCGGGGAAGCGCTTGTCGCGCTGGAGGTAGCTAGAGAAGGTCATGGGCGCATTTTCCGCCCCTTCGATCTCAGCGATCGCGACCCTCAGACAGCCGTTTTTTTACACATCAATTTACACATGGGGCAAAAGAAAAGGGCCAGCATCACTGCTGACCCTTGAAATCTCTGGCGCCCGAAGTTGGACTCGAACCAACGACCCCCTGATTAACAGTCAAGTGCACGATGTAGATATATCAGGGCGATGCGCAGGAAAAATTTACACATAACGCCTACCTAGGCGGTAGATCTTTCAACTACTTGGGTGTCTTTTTTACACGCGTTCCGGCCACATCCACGACCGGAACCGAGTGGTCATAGTGCTGCACCATCTGGCGGGTTTTATGGCCGCTCGCCTGTTGCTTATCGGCCTCGGTGCCTTCGGTATCGGTGACGCCGCGGTGCTTCAGTCCATGGAGTCCGAACTTCTGGTCGGGCGCGATCAGCTTCGCCTCGATCGCCTGGGCGATCCCGCGCCGCCAGGCGCTGTTCATGGCGCTCTTGCTGACCGCTACACCGTCTTCAGAAATCACGAGCGGCCGGTCCTCGGCGCGCAGGGGTATCGGCATCTTCTTCGCCGCCCAGATCTTCGCCCGCCGTCCGATCAGCCAGTCGACCGCCTCCCGCAGTTCAGGACTCCAACGGACCAGGGTCGGCCGACTACCCTTGACGCGGACAACCATCAGCCCCTCATCGCCCACGCTGGCATCCGACAAGCCCCGCACCTCAACGCCGCGCATGCGGCACAGGTACGCCAGGTAGGCGCAGGCCCATAGGTACGGAGCCAGTGCCCCCTTCCGGCGCCCAGGAAGCGACCCACGCTGACGCAGGAACGCCTTGACGGACCACATGGTGTCTTCCTCCGGCATCCGATGGTCGCGCCGCTCCTTGGCCTCCTGGACGCCGATGGCCGGGTTGTCCTTGGGACAATGGTCGCGGCGGGCACCCCACGACCACGCTGATGAGACGTACCGCTTCAGGGCGTTGGCCTTGGTTGGGAACTCTTCGCCCACCTGGTCAACGAGACGCTGCATGAGCGGGAGCGTGATCGCCGAGAGGGGGAGGTCCGTGAAGGGGATGCCCAGCTTCGTCGGGTGCGCCCTGAGAGCGTCATGGCTGTAGCCATAGCCCTCCTGCGTCTTTGCCGCCAAGCCCCGGAAGTGGGGCGAGGCATCGAATAGGTTCAGAAGGTATTCGAGCGTGTCGGTCTTCACCCCGCGCACGGTCTCCATGGCCTTGTGCAGGTCGGACATCAGCGCGTCGCCCTCGGCGACTCGGACTCGCTTCTGCTTCGCCGCCCTCTTCTTGCCTGGCGCGACCGCGCCTTTCTCGGCCACCAGGGTGTACCAGTACCGGTCACGCCGGTTCCAATACACGCCCACGGGCAACTTCTTCTGGTCGATGTGCCCAGGTATCGTACGATCGAGCTTGCGCTTGCGCCCTCGGGTCACAGCACCTCCTCGGTGCGGTATCGCGACTCGTTTGACGGTGTCAGGCCCAGGGCCGCGTTCACCGCCTCGATCGTCGTCCAGGGGAGAGGGCCAGGGCCGAGCCGAATCCCTTGCTCACTGGCCCACTTCCGCACGGCCGACGGCTTCGTCTTATGAGACAGCCGGCAGAGGTCGTCGAAGTCGACGAGGTGGGTGTTCGTGCTCACGGCTTTGCCGCCTCCTGTTCCGCTCGCCATTCCGCCCAACTTGGGTCGGTGGCCTTGTGTTCGATCCACTCCGGCGTGTCCGGTGTGGGGTCGTAGGTCTTGCCTTTGTTGGCGTAGCACCGGGCGCATAGGGGCGCGTTGTCCCGTCGATCGCCGGCGTAAGTTCGGTGGTCGCTGCAGAAGAACAGCCCGCAGCCATACGTTCCGCCATAGGGCTCACCACCGCAGACGAAGGACAGCCCGCGGTCGATCTCGGCGCCGCACCCGGGGTGGTCGCAAGTCGCCGGCACGCCGTAGCCGACGTCCCGCTTCCAGTTCTCGTCGTAGCCCAGAGACCAGCCCATCAGAATTCCACCAGCGGTTCATCGCCGCGCACATAGAGCGGATGCCTAGGCGCGCCCGACTTGGTGGTGCCGAGGTGGTACAGCCCCGCGGCGAACGACCGGATGACCTGGAGCAGGGGCTTCACGGTCCAGGGATGGGCCGAGGCGTGCGCTCCATACGCAACGACGACGCGGCGCCCGCGAACGGTATCGGCAATGTGCATGTGGTTGTCCGGCCCAGTCTTGTCGTCATCCAGGATCGGCATCTCGTCGGGGTGTGTGGCGCGCCAGGCGAACAGGTTCACTACGGCAATGCCGCCGCATCCCTCGCGCTTCGCGAACCCTATACAGCGCCGGATCGTCGGATCGTCCTGGCTGGCATCCGCTGTGCTCGGGTTGAGCATGCAGAACACCAGCACCGGAAGGTCCTCATCCCAGATGCGCGTCAGCACGTAGCGGTAGCGCCCGCACGGGCTGATGATCGCTGTCTTATCCACGGGCTACCTCCTGACCATCGTCGACGTGAGAGAACTCCCAGGGCACAGATCCAGGTGTCCGATCGGCCACAGCGATAAGGGCGATCATGTAGCCGGTGCACAGGTGCTTCGCCTTTCCCTTGGCTCCCTGGTGGCAGTAGAAGTCGGTCTGCTCGACTACGCACTTCAGGGCGTCCATCACGGTCGGCAGGCATCGATTCGGAACCGTACCGAGTCTGAAGGCGCAGCTCTCGCACGGTTCGGCGTGGTCGGGAAACCGGGCCCGCAACCTGCTGAGGGAAGTCTCCGTCAGTCGAGCCAGCTGCTGGCCCAGCGCTTCGCCCACGGCGGAGGGTCGGTTGGGCACCATCACGACTCCACCTCCCCGTCATCCGCCGTGCCGATATCCGCCGGATATTCGGTATGCGAATGCTGCCGGTGCTTCCTGTTCCACTCGGCGAGAGCATCGATCGCGGGAAGGGTTACAACCCATCGCCCTTCGCTCAAGCAGGCGGCCGCTCCAGCGCGGTGCAACTTCCGCCAGTCCTGGGCAGTCGCCAGTCCGTTGGTAGCGCGGCGTATGGCCGCCAACGTCAGTGAATCGAAGGTCTTCGGCTTCGCCTTAGCCACGGGGCACCTCCACCGCGGTGTTGCGATAACGCCAGGATGCGGCGAGATCCTTTCCATTAATCATGCTCATTGCCACCCAGCCCTCCCACGTTCACATCGATCTCAAGAAACAGCCCGTTGTCCCATCGCACATCGCTGAGGATTCGCTTTGATTCCTCCATGGCGACCTGCACGTCGGGACGGAAATAGACGGCTGGCAGGTTCGAAATGGCTTCGTGCATGACGGGAACGGCACGCTCAAGGGTGGCTAGGTCTTCCTCATTGATGCGGAAGGACTTGATCCGGACGTTCACTTCGGCACCTCCGGGACGGCGGCGAGCGCATCGGCCCATATTTTTCGCGAGGATCGTATCCACGTCCGCCCGCGATCGATTGCTTCGCATATGCCATCGGTTGCATCAGTTGGCACGAGCTTCCACCCATCCGGCACCACCACTCGCGGTGCGCTAGGCGAGGCCGTTTCGTTACCGTACTCGCGGAGATAGGCCACCGCGGTCTGGATCGTCGCGGCTTCGTTCGCGTGTCGCGCAGGAAGCTTTTCGAGCAGATTCGCTGCTCGATGAATCTCGTCCGAAGCGGCGTGACCGATCGCCGTGAAACGAGCAGGCACCCCATCCCCAGCCGTGGCGACAGCCGGGAGCGAGCTGTGGTGTGCAGCCAGTTCAAAAGCCTTCGCTGCGAGGTCTTCGGGGACGTGGCCCGCAGCCATCAGAAAGTCGAGCGCCATGGCCTTCTTCGCCACCTCATCCACCCCATCGCCCACCGCCTGCTCGGGCTTCGGCTGGGCGCCACAGCACCCGTATCCCTCGTTCTCGGGGCAGCTCGACGGATCGCCGCTGCACTCGGGATACTCGCCCCTCGGCTGCTCGGCAGGCTGGGAGGCTAGGGCGAGGCGGACAAACTCCGGCGGCTCGTCATAGACGTTGTACTCATCTTCATCCGAGGCGACAGTGTCGTACTGATGCTCTTCCCACCACTTCAGGACGGCCTTGACCAGTTGGGTGCTCATGCTTTTAGTGCCTCCTGCTGCTTCGCCTGCTCGATGGCCCGGGCGAGGTGGGAATAGAGAGTTTCGGCCGCGGCGATGTCCATGCACTGCCACGCGGAGCCGACGAACACACGCACCTGGCCCTCACGGGCGATCGCAATGGGGCGGATGGGCTGGTTCATGGTCAGGCGTAAGCCGTGCAGATCATCTGCGGCAGACCCGTGCCTGGCTCGTACCACTCGATAAGCGGCTTGGTCGTGGGCTCGTCATGGATTGGCCGGTCATCTTCGTCCGTCTCCCTGATCGTCAGCGGGTGATCCGCCGGCAGTTCGCCCCACTGGTCGTCACGCGGCTCGTCCTCTTCGAAGTCATAGCAGCTGAATTCCAGCGCCTGGTCGAAGTCGGCTGCAGCGCAGATCTCGCTCTGCTCGCCGAACCAGAAGAAGCGGGGCATCACGGTGCTATTGGTATCCATGGTCAGGCTGCCTTGCTTGAATAGGTGGATGCATCGAACTGCTGAATCGCCCAGACGATCGCGTGGCAGTTCCATAGGAATCGAGTGGTGAAGCGCTCGCCGGCGAGTTCGCCGACATCCTCGAAGGTGAAGTTCCGGCGTCCACGCTCCGGCGTGAATGCGAACTCGTAAGCGGCGGCCATTGCTTCATGCTCGCTATCGGCGTATTCGAGGACATCCGCACGAACAAGGTCCCAGCACCTGCGGCGATCCTTGAAGTCGCCACGATCGCGCCACCAGTCCCTGAACCGCTGGATCACGTTCTGGCGGAAGGAGTTCTCGTCCCATTCCTTGATCCCGCCATGGCGGTCCTCGGCCTCGACCTTTTCCTGCCAGTACGACGGGTTGATCCGATCGGCACCGGACCTGAAGAATTCGAACATGTCCGTCACCCGCGAGAAGACGTAGGTGCCGCAGTCGCCGTGGATGCAGAGGGTCCCCGGCCACGTGATGATGTCGAAGCCGTAGGTGTAGGACTCTCCACCGCGCCGGAACCGAAGGTGCCGGTGAACGCCATCGTTCCGGACGACCTCCATCGTGTGGGCCGATACGTCGCGCAGGAAGACTTCCTTCGTCAGTTCCATGGTCACTCGTACTCCGAAATACCGTCTTCAGTGAGACGGGCGTTGTAGGCATCGCGGATGCGCTGGCGCTGCTGCTCCGCGTCGAGGTCGTATTCCGGCACGCCGTCCATGCAGTCCTTGAAGGCCTGGCGCACTTCGCTGGTCGAGCTATCGCGGGCCACGCCGAGGACCTTCCACCAGGGCGCGCGCACGGGCACCGAGGGTGGAGTCGTCACACCCTGACGGGCTGTCGCCGGCGAGGGCGTGGCGTGCACCGCCGTCGCCGACGGAGGAGGAACCCAGTTGCAGGCAGTCGGGATCACCTGCCGCGCGGGTGCTTGCGAGGCGAGCCCAACGAGCCACCAGCGCGTCCAGCTGCCGGAGGTTTCGTCGGTGATGACCTTCCCCTGGTCCCGAAGCACACGCATGCGCCGGCGGGTCCGGGGGATGGACAGGCCCGCCTCGCGCGCGATGTCCGCGAGCTTGGCGCCGCAGAGCACTGCGGACGCGTCGCCACACCGGAATGGCTCAACACCCAGATACTGGTTCGCAGCCTTCATGCACGCACGGGCCACGGCCTTCTCGAACTCGGCAGGGGTGATGGTGAAGGTGGTCATGCGGCCTCCTGCTGTCGATAGAAGGCGATGATGTCCGCGGCATTCGCCGCGACGAGCGCTTCCGATTCGGTAGGGCACACGCTGTTGCCGATCAGCTTCACCTGGTCGGTTTTACTGATGGGTTTCCAGATGAATCGGCCCGAGCCCTTCGCCGTCTCGAACAGGCCCCACTCGAGGATGGTGTCGTCGGGAATGCCTTGCGCGCGTGCCAGTTCGCGAGGCACGAGCATGCGGAGAGTGATGTCCGTCATGACGTAGTCGCCCATAAGCAACACGTCGAACGGCTCAGGAAAGTGTTCCGGTAGTTCCTCGTGGAGGAACGCGGCAACGCGGCGTGCACCTTCCAATTGCTCTGGGGTCAGGGCGGCGGCAGGAAACTGGATCGTCTGCACGACACCGATGCGGTCCTTCGTGGGAACCGTATGCATCGGCTCGTCGGCCGCCTGCCACTGTCCGCCGCAGCTGTAATACTTCACGAAGCAGGCGGTGACGAGACGTTGCTGCGCGCCGCTGGTCGTGACCGTGGACGTAGGGTCGAGGACGTCACGCCCGGCGCCATCGTAGAACCCGCCATTCGCCTGCTCGAGGAACGCGGAGACGAGAGCCTGCTCGCCGCGGTTCGCACCGGTCACAGTCCTGAACGGGTCGATCGCGGCGTACCCGGAACGGTCGCCGTGGTGGGTCAAGTGCGTGAGGTGTGCGCTCACCGCAGCTTGCTTCACGCCGCCGGCCACCACGGTTCCCAGCGGAGCGCCTGGGTCCAAGGCGCGAGGTGCCTGCCCGGAACGCTCGCCCCAGCCGACCTGGATCAGGCTGCCCGCGACGAGACCCATCGCATGCGCAGCGCCCGCCGGGCGCGCCATGGCACCGCCGGCCGTCACGGTATGGAGCGGTGCGTCGATTGCGCTGCCGGTGCTGTTTGCCCTGAACTTCGTGACGTGCGCACCCACCATAGCGAAGTGTCCGCCCTTCACCTGAGCGCACTGCGTGCGCAACGGCTCCTCGGCCGAGAACACCCGCTGGGTGCTGGCGTTGGCGAACTCGGTCAGATGCGTGCCGACCAGGGCGTGGTGCGTTCCTTGGCCACTGACGGTTGAGAGGGGCGCATGCACATCGTGCACGCTGTAGTGGCTGGGAGACGTGCCGCGGAGCGGGACGAGGAACGGCGTCGGCGTGTTGATGGTGAACTTCCAGAGGCCGCGAGCGATACGGCGCCGGGTGTTCTTAGCCAACGGCTTCTTGCGGCCGAAAATGGTCTTTCCGGGGAGATCCCAGTCGATGCAGTACTCCGCTGCCGAACGCCAGGGCTTCTTTCTCCCGGTCGGCACCTTCGCGAACTCGCCCTCGGGCCATACGATGGCCTTCCCATCGCAACGGGCCACGAGGTACAGACGCTTCCGGATGGTCGGCGCACCGGTGTTTGCGGCGATGCGCTCGCGCCATTCAACGTGATAGCCGAGCTTCCGCAGCTGGTTCACCCAGCGGCGGAACGTCAAGCCCTTACGTGCGGGGTCGGGCTGGCCTGAGGCATCGAGCGGCCCCCAATCCTCGAATTCCTCGACGTTCTCGAGGAAGATCAGGCGCGGCTTCACGGCCGAGGCCCACTTCACCACCACCCATGCGAGCGCGCGCACTTTCTTGCTGCGAGGTTTCCCGCCCTTGGCCTTGCTGTGGTGGCGACAATCGGGCGAGGCCCACAGGATGCCGACTGGGCGGCCCTTTGTGGCCTCCATGGGGTCGACCTCCAAGATGTCGCACTCGTAGTGCTCCGTGTTCGGATGATTCGCTCGGTGTACGGCGATCGCGACGGGGCTATGGTTGATGGCGATGTCTGCCGCGCGATAGGCCTCTTCAATGCCAATATCGGCACCGCCGAACCCTGCGAAGTGCACCACGACCAGTTCATGGCCGAAGTCGAGAAAACCGGAGTGGCTACCGTCAGCCATGGGCACGAAGCTCCTGTGATGCGTTGGCGTTCTGGGGAAGGTCGGGGTAGGTGCCCCAGGGCGCGCGGAGTTCGCGCCATGGGTTGTTCTCTGAGATCGCGCTTCGGTGCGCGTGACGCCCGCGCACTCCGTTGTCCCAGTACTCGCGATGCCTGGTGGTCTGGTTGTCGAACCAGCCGGTGAGCATGTCGGGGGTGCGCGGCATGGGTCAGCGATCCTGGGCAGGCAATTGGAAGTTGACGCCGCCGTGTTCCCAGGCGCGGTCCTCGATCGCCCGGAATAGAGCGCTGAAATCGCGGCGCAGAAGAAGATCGCGGCAGCTGTGCCAGAAGGCGCGTTCATGGTCGGGCGATGGCCGCTTACTCGCGAAGCCACCGCGGGTCATCGCCTCCGAAGCGGACGGGCGGCTGCGGTGGAGCACGCAGTCACAATCCTCGTCTTCACATTCGGCTGCCTCCAGCCAGGCCTGCTGCTGGAGAATCACCTCGCGTGCGATATCTGCATCGCGAAGCGACCGGAAGAGCCCGACGCTGGCGAGTTGATCGTCGGTAAAGCGCGTCGTCAGCTCAGTCACATCGATCGTGACGTTCACCTGTACGGACTCGCTGCGGGTGAGCTTCAGTTCGGACACGACGTTGAATTCCTTTGCCGGCGAGGCCGGCGCTGTTGAAGGTGGACAGATCTGACCGCTCGGTAGAGGCCGCTACACCTCTGGCCCAAACACGAAAGACACGTTTCGGAATCCCGGCACTCGCGCTCCGGGGTAAGCGCACACATCCGAACGGCCAGATCTGTGCCCTGTGCTACTCGACAGGGCGGCGAGCGTTAAAGGGAATTGCGCCTGCGCGCGTTGTCGGGGTTGAACGGGTTGGACTTGTCGTCATCGCTGCCGGTATTCATCAGTTCCTCCGTAGAAAGGGTTGCCGGTAAATCAACCGCCGGCGTCGGTACGCGCCACACCTCGGGGGAGGGAGGGGAAGGCGCGGTGCGTTCAGTGGTGGGAAGCGGGGTCGATCAGCCAGACGAGCGCGCCCAGGGTCCAGATACCGAGGACGAAGATCACGGCCTCGCGCTCGTCCCACGGCGCCGACATCCACCAGGCGATCAGGCGTCGCATCAGAAGGACCCCACGGGCGCGAACAGCGCGAAGATGGCGAGCCCGACGACCAGCATCAGCACCTGGCCGCGCGTGCTCTCGAAGAAGCGCTGCAGGTTCGGCGTGGACGACTGGGCATGACGAAGCGATTCAGCCGCGCGCAGGTCGCGATCGCCCTCGGCCTTCATCACGGCGAAGCGCAGGGCGCGCTGCTGTCGGACGTTGAGCGTGGTCATCAGTTGACCCTCATGTCTTTCATCGTGATGAAGGCCGGCTGCTCCAGCTGCTCCGTAGCGCCCTGGATGAGGCCGCGCACGAACTCGTCCTGCCTGCCTCCGTCTCGAAGCAATTCGAAACCAAGCTGGACAACGCTCGTCAGGTAGGGAATGACCTGGTCCGGCGGCAACTTCGTGATCTGCGAAAACGTCTCGCGCATCGCGGCGGCGGTCGCCTCTTGCATCGCCTGTTCGGCCTTGGCGCTCATGCGGCACCCCCGACGCGGGCGAGGGCTTCGCGAAGGGCCTCTGCGGCCTCCGTGCGTGCATCGATCTCCGAGGCGTGACCGACGCTGGACCAAGCAGCACCACCGGCGTGCAACACATACCAACTGCGGTTGATGTAGTCGACGCGGAGCCCGGCAGCCTCGATCAAGTCGGCCACGGCTTTGATGACCTTGCCCGTCACGCCCTGCCGCCGCAGTTCGGCAAGCACGTCCACCTTCTGCGCCTCGGTGCTCATAGCGCACCATCCGTGTCGGTGTAGCCCTTGGCACGAAGGCAGGCCGGAACCACGACGTGCTGGATGTAGTGGGCGCGATCCCGCTGGCGGATGTTGTGGGGGACGACCGTGCCGTAGGTGCACTGCTCGATGTCCCGCTCGCGCTGGGTCTTCTCGGGGAAGAGCGGCGTGGCGCAGCCGAAGGCGGCCAGGCAGAAGGCGATGGTGAAGACGAGGCGGGCGTTCATGCCGCACCCCCGACCGCTTCCATCGCCGACTCGACCGCCATCCGGCTGTAGTGCGTTAGCGCCCGGGCCTTGGCCTCCGCCTGCTCGGCAAGCAGCAGATCGACCTTCTTGACGGCCTCGTAAGCGACGTGGGCGGCTTCAACAACCTTGTCGCAAATCTGCTCGGACTCGACGTCCGCGACAAACTGGTTCACCAGCCCCGTGAGCGACTTCGCCTGGAGGCAAAGCCCGAAGGTGGGGGTGTGCGAAGAAACGAACTCGGTGCCCATGGTCCTCTCCCATCGCCGTGTGGTGGCGTGGAAGTGAGGTTATGGCATTCCATAGACACCTGTCAATGGGATTCCATAACTTTTTTCGGCAGGCATGAAAAAGGCCCGCCAGGGCGGGCCTTGGTCAAGATTGTCCGGGGATCACTCTGGAGGGTTGTCTATCTGGAACTCGTTCACCGCCTGCGTATAAGCGATTCCCGCGGGGCTCTGGCCTGCATCCAATGGGTCGGGCAGCGAAACAACAGCGTCGAGTTGCGTCAGCCATGCCGCATAGAGTTTCTTTGCGGCGGTCACCTGGTCCGGCTTCTTGCCGACGATCCAGGCGTCATATGCAGCCCGGCCATCCTTCTTCGCCTGCGCGACCGACGGTCCAGTCTGGGTCACACCGCTGAGGTCCGGGCCTTTGATTCGATCCTCAGCAATCATCCTCGAGCACCGCTCCCGCCCCATTCCGACGCAGGCGACGCGCTCGTTGTTGATCATTTTCTGCTGCGCTAAGCGTATGTCGAGCGATGCCTTCAGCGCCGCCGATTGGACTGGCGCGGCAGCCGATGACAAGTCCTTCACCAGATCGGACGCGCCCGCGGCAGCGACCGTGGATGCGTACAGAGCGACCGATAGAAGCCATATTCTCATGCTATGCATCCTTTCCTAGAGAGTTGTTGGGCTTAGCTCGATACCCGAGCCCTGGTTGATCGTGATTCGGAAGCGCTTCGTGTCACCGGCCCGCAGGACCGTGGATTGCTCCTTGCGGTCCTGACCTTCGCGATAACCGCACAGGCCCGATCCAGTGTTCCAGGCGCCGATGATGTGCTCGCCGGCGGGAAGGTGGAGGGTAGTGGACTCGCCCGTGGCGAGCTTTGCCGCTACCGTGCCGTCCACGAAGACGGCGATGTAGCAGGCGCTCATCAGGGCACCCACGTCTCGGGTCACGGTCACCGAGGCATCACCATTGGCGGGCGACTGGAACGCCAGAAGGCGTTCAGCCGGCGGGTGCCGGACCTGATCCGGGCGCGGCGGCTTGGTGGTGCAGGCCGAAAGGAAGATGATCGAGCAGGCAGCAAGAATCCATGTGTGACGCATTCCATTCCCCTGTGGCAAATCCCCGGCCCATGGTACGAAAAAGCCCGCCGGAGTGGGCTTAAGTGTCCTGGAGGGCGCCTTCGGGCGCTTCCCTGATAGTGAGTGCGGAACCCTTCAATTCCTCTCCATCACTGGTGTAGGCGCGCACTCGAATTTTGCACGGGCCTTCCAGATTGAGGGGAGAGAACGCAACGTAGGTCATCATCGTCGTGAACGTCTCGCCAGCGTCCTGATTCTCTCGCTCCCAGAAATCCGCGGGTGGAGGCGGCAGGTCACCTATTTCGACTTGATGTACGACCTCATCGTCCTTTAGAACTTTGAACGACATGCCCTGAACCGGCCGATCGTTCGGGATCACGGCCCACAGAGCCACGCACAGTTTCGGTAGGGTAATTGGAAAGCCAGGTACGTACATTTCAGCGTTGTACACGCCGATATAAGACAGCTTTCCACCGATTTCGTGCCTGATGTCGTCGCAATACAGCGCCTCAAGGGTTCTGTGAGCCATCAGCCCGCGTTCCTCATGCCAGCTTGCTCCTGGCGCTCAAGAAGCCGGTCGAGGGTGTTCATGTCAACGTCCAGCGCGACGCACAACCTCCGGCACGTATCCAGGTGCAGGTTCTCGGTGCCACGCTCGATCCTCGCGATATGGGGCTGGCGCGTTCCGATCAATGCTGCCAAGGCTGCCTGCGAGAGCCCCAGTTCCAGGCGCCGTGCACGAAACGTGGGGCCCTCTGCTGCGAGAGCATCTTCGGCGAGTTCCTTCCTGGCCTCGGCAATCGCAACGCGGCCGACCTCATCAGAGGCCAGTTCTGCCAGGAGGTCATCGATGAGGGCATACCCTTCCGGCACAGACGGTTTTGCCGCTTTATCGGGGATTTGTATTACGGTACCGCGCAGCCCTGGGCTGGGGTTGGTCCCTGTCAGGATCGTCCCTTTACCAACGACCTTCTCTGACGTCATCGTAAGCTCGCTCGACCCGGCGGATAAAGTCATCGTCGCGTTCATAGTCAATCTCTCGGGGCATGATGCCCAGCACATAATGGTATCCCTTTGAAGGGACGAATGCGTAGATCACCCGGTAGCGGTGTGCGCGTCGCTCAAGGTTCCAAACCTTGAGGCGCCAGAGGTTATGGCCTGCCTTGAACTGGCTTGCCAAGCCGCGAACATTGAAGTCATGCCGGCCCTCAATCCCAAACTTATCTTGGGTGAGCCTATCCATAAGATCTTGATTGCCCTGTAATTCCTGGAGGACAACAGCGATTCGAGCCGCCGCATAGGGGTCGCTTTCCTTGAGACGCAGGAGATCTTGCTTGGCATCTGGGTGGATGATCAGTACGAGCACGAATATAACTACCTAGTTATGAACGCGCAATGTGCCGAAAGTTCGATCCGTCGCATCAATCCTCCCAACTGCCGATCCATCGAACCCTGCCGTGGATCTCGAAGTGCCTGGTTTCATCGACCGCCACTGGCTTCCGCCACTTCGGGTCGTCCTTGTTGTCGCTCTGGATGAACCAGCGGCCTCCGAGCTCCACCAGGCGCTTGGCCATGAGGGCGCCTTCGTAGCTGATCACATAGATCTTGTCGTCACGCGGCTCGATATCTGAAGTGTCGAACAGGATGGCGTCGCCGTCCTTGATGGTGGGCGACATCGAGTCCCCGCGGCCGTAGAGCACGGCCAGCCGGTCGGCCCGCAGCTTCTTGCGGCGCAGGCTCTCGGCCCGGAACTTGAGCTTGTGGGTCTCGGCGTACTCGTCGACCACGGCGCCTTCGCCCAGGGCGGCGGCTTGGCGCACGCCGACGATATCGGACCAGCCTTCCTCAGGGACGGCCTCGTCCGGCGCCTCCATCGGCCCCTTGCCCGTCTCCAGCCACTCCACCCGTACGCGAAGGGCCTTGGCGAGCACATGAAGCTTCGTGCTCGAAGACTGGTCGCTATTCTCGATGCCGGCCAAAGTCGGATAGGGGAGGTCCGCAGCCTTCGCCAGGTCGGGCCGCGTCATTTTCAGGCGCTTGCGCGCTTCCTTGATTCGTTCACCCACGGTCATGGGCGAATGGTTATGGAAAACCGTTATGGGATGCCGTTGACAAGGAGTTATGGGATGCCATAGGCTGCGCTCCATGAAGCCATGGTCCGAACGAATTGCAGATCTCCAGCGCGCCGGCTGGTCGCTGACCGCGCTGGCCTCAGTCATCGGCTGCTCGCCCCAGGCCCTGTCCGACATCAAGCAGGGGCGATCGCAGGAGCCGCGCGGCATGGCCGCGGTCCGGTTGCACAACCTGCACTCGACGAGCGCACTGCCGCCGGTGACCGACGAGGACACAGGCCGACACCGAACCCCGGCCGCCTCGGCAGGGGCGACGGCCGAAGCAACTTCGACTGTTCTGAACGAGAAGGTGGCCTGACGTGGGCACCGACGCGCTGGCGCTCCTGGCCTTCGCGCTGTGCTCCTTCTGGCTGTTGCGAAAGCGGGTAGGGCGCTGAGGCGCCACCCAAACGAAGTCCACTGATTCCTTGCTCACCCTGATTTCCATGGTGAGGACTTTACCGGCGGTGATCCGCCAATTCTTCATGTGAGTGAGACCGCCATGCATGTTCTCGACGCCGCCGCACAAACCGTCCATGCCTATCCCGGGGGCGCCGAATCGCTGGCGCCGCGGATCGGGATCTCGGCCGGCATCCTGCGCAACAAGGTCAACGTCAACAACACGACCAACCACCTGACCCTCGCGGAAGCCGACGAGATCATGGGGGCGACGGGAGACCATCGCATCCTGCAGGCGCTGGCGCAGGAGCACGGCTACGTGTTGGCCCATATTGACCTGGGCGCGGGTGATGAACGAACCGTGGTGAACCACCTTCTGGACCTGGGCATGGCCGAGGGCGAACTGTCCCGGACGATCCACGACGCGCTCGCGGACAACATCATCACCTGCAACGAGATGAACGCGATCGCCGCGGCGGGACACGCCAACCAGGCGGCGCTGATCGGGCTCATCAAGCGCCTGCGCGCAGCGGCTAAGGCCGCCCCGATCGCCTGATGAGCAAGCCCTCCCGCATGTGCTGGTGCGACGACCTGACGTGCCGCTTCACGGACCCATCGTATCCGTGCCCTTCTCCGCGCCCGATGTGGGCCGACGAGAACGGCTATTACCCGCTGGCGCTGGACGCCACGGAGAAGTGGCACGGCCGCCTGTTCACCTGCTCCCCCTCGCTGAGCCCGGACCGATGAGCAAAGTCACCGACAGAGGCGCCGGCTCGCAGATCGAACTCGGCATGCGCCTGGAAGCCTGGTTCCGTGGACGCAACACGGACAACACCCTGGCGATCGTCCAGCGCCTGCGTGTCGCGTTCAACGTCTCGCGGGCCACGGCCTATCGCTACATCGCGGCCCACCGCAAGTTGGAGCGCGAAGGCACATGAACCGCCTGTCGTCCCCTGCGTACCTGCGCGCCCTGGCCATTGTGCCCAGCGTGCTGGCGCATGGGCCGACACCCGAGCAGCACGTCGCTGCTGAGATGCATCTTGCCTCGCTGGCGCCCTCGCCACAGGCCTCGTTGTTCAACCCGCAGCACGCTCACCCGGGGGTAGCTTCCCGGGGACAGCCGAGTCCGGTCGGTTGCGTGCCTGCACTTTCCCGGGACCCGGAGTAGGTATGCACGAGAAGAACCTGGAAGACCTCGCGACCATCAGCGCCCTGCTGGTGCGACTTGGGGCGCGGGCCACCATGGCTGGCAACGCATCCATGGCCGATTCGGTCAGCGATATTTCCGCCAGCTGCATGACGTGGCTGTGCCTGACGCTAGATGTAGATGGTGGTGAGGTGCGCCGCCTATCTGCCCAGCTGCTTGCTGATGCTCGCGCCATCCCGGGCGAGGCGGTGCACTGACATGGCAACGGAACACTGGTTTCGCTGGCATCACGGCACATTCAACGATCCGAAGCTTCGGACGGTCGCGTCACGTGCAAGCGCTCGCCTGTCACGTAATGTCACGGTTGGTCACGTTGTGGCTGTGTGGGCCGCGATGATGGAGAACGCGTCACAGGCATCGCCGCGCGGTGAACTGTCGAACTGGTCGAATGAAGACGTTGGCATCGCCCTGGATATCCCCGAGGAGGAGGTCGAGGCCATCTTCAACTCGATGCAAGGGAAGACCCTGGACGCGGAAGAGCTCATGGCCTGGAAACGTAGGCAGCCCAAGGCCGAGGACACCACGGCGGCTGACCGGAAGCGGGCTCAACGCGAGCGTGATCGCCTCGCTGATGTCACGGCAATGACCATCGAGTCACGCAATGTCACGGTAGGTCACGACAGAGGAGAGGAGAGGAGAGAAGAAGAGAAAGAGCAGAGCACGCCAACTTCGTCGGCGGCTGCTCCACTCGCTCTCGCCTCGGCCGAAGCCCCAGGCACCCCGAAGCCGGCGAAGCGGAACGGCACCCGCCTGCCGGATGACTGGCGCCCCACGCCGGAACTGATTGCCGCTGCCCGCACGGAGCGGCCGGACATCGACCTGCGGCTGGAGACGGCGAAGTTCCGCGACCACTGGCACGCCAAGACGGGCCGTGATGCGACGAAGCTCGATTGGGACGCCACCTACCGCAACTGGATTCGCAACGCCCGCAGCCCGAACGGCTTCGGCCAGCGCAACGAGCCCGTGCGCCACCGCGAGGAACTGCGCCGATGAACCCGCGCGACTCCATGCGGCTCGGCCTGCGCGTGCCGCCGCACTCCAACGAAGCCGAGCAGAGCGTCCTGGGCGGCCTGATGCTCCGTCCCGACGGTATCGACGTCGTGTCGTCACACCTTGACGCTGACGACTTCTACCGCGGCGACCACCGCCTGATCTTCCGCGCCATGGTCGCCTTGTCCGCCCGCGGCACGCCGTGTGACGCGATCACCCTGGGCGAGTGGTTTGCGAAGAACGACTTCGACCAGGTGCCCCCGGCCTACCTGATGCAGCTGGCCAACGACACGCCCAGCGCGGCGAACATCGTGGCCTACGCGCGGATTGTCCGCGAGAAGTCCATTCGCCGCCGCGTCATCGCGGTCGCGTCCGACCTCGTCGAGAACGCCTTCGGCGTGGAGCAGGAGGCGATGGATCTCGTCGACGGCGTGATCGGCCAGCTGATGGGCATGCAGCACATCGAGCAGAACACCGAGTACACGCTTCGTCAGGCCTTGACGATTGCCTACGAGGCGGCCACGGCGGCGAAGGAGCGCGGCGGCAAGATACCCGGCATCCCCACGGGCCTGACGGAGCTCGACGACGTCCTCGGCGGCTTGCACAAGTCCGACCTGATCATCGTTGGCGCCCGTCCGGCCATGGGCAAGACGGCGCTGCTGCTGAACATGGCACTCGGCCACGATGGCGCCGCTGGCTTGATCTCGACGGAGCAGCCGGTCGTGCAGATCGGTTCACGCATCCTGGCGATCGAGGGCGGGATCAACGCGTCGCGCCTGCGCAATGGCTCGCACGACGAGGACGACCTCGGCCGCATGGCGAACGCCGTGGGCAACCTCATGGACCGCGAACTCATGATCTGCGACCAGGCCGGGGTCACGATCGGCGAGGTTCAGCGCGTCGCGCGTCGGTGGAAGCAGAAGCACGGCATCCAGCGCCTCCTGGTGGACTACGTCCAGCGCATCAAGGGCAACGACCCTCGGGCCTCGCGCATCGATCAGGTGGGTGACGTCGCCATCGGCCTGAAGGACATCGCCCGCGAGTTGGACATCCCGGTCGTTGCGCTGGCGCAGGTCAACCGCGAGGTCGAGAAGCGGGCCGACAAGCGGCCCAACATCGGCGACCTGGCGAACTCCAGCGAGATCGAGAAGGAGGCCGACCAGGTCCTGATGCTCTACCGGGACGAGGTCTACAACAAGCAGTCGCCCGACAAGGGCATCGCCGAGATCAGCGTGGAGAAGAACCGCCACGGCCCGACCGGCTTCGTCCGCGCCGTCTGGCAGGCCGAGACCATGCGCTTCCGCGACATGTCGCATCACGGGGCCTATGACTACTGACCTTCTGGCGCGCATCGGCGGGGATATCCAGCGCTACGAGCAGGAGCGCGAGGCCAACCGCCTTCGCCATCCCTTCGCCATGGAGCTGTTCGACGGCCTGAAGGCTGCGGGCCTGGAGCCGAGGCTGCGTCACGCCGTGAACGCCGCAGGCGAGGTGCTCGGTCGCCCCGTGTCGCTGCCGGGCATTGCCGTGGACGGCGACAAGCTGGCGCACCTCCCAGCCTTCGAGGCCAGCTGGCGGAAGTTCTACGGCAAGCACGCCGACAGCCGCCAGGCCTACAACGAGCGCGCCCAGCGCGCGATCAAGCCCAATATGACCCGAGGCACCGAATGACCTCCACCACCCACCATAGCCGACGCAAGCTCACCGACCTGTGCTCCTACATCGGCAACTTCGATAACGCTGGCGCCGAATACCTTGCGAAGCGGATTCGCGTGGCGATCGCCGACCATGCTCGCGTGGCCGTGTTCGCCGGTGAGAACGGCGAGATTGCCGCGTACTCCTGGCGCCATATCGACTACGACCGGCACTGCCGCGTCCACGCCCACCACCTCGTGGGCATCTACCAGGCCAAGGACGACGGCGAGCGGTTCAAGCTGGCCGACCTGGACGCGATGGTTCAGGACCTCGTCGTCCATATGGCCGGGCTGCGAGGGAGGAAGGTGGCATGAATCGCCGTCTGTCGAACGTTGCGGACTTCGTCCTGCCCGCGGTCGCCGGCGCTGCGGTATTCGCTCTCATTTCCGGCGTCGGCCTCTTCATCGCTCTCGCCGCCGGCGTGCGTTGGGGTACTTCCGAGGCCGGGGGCGTCGCTTTCCTGACTTCGCTATGCGCGATTGCCGCGTCAACGTGCGTGGGATTGTTCGCATGGGAGAGCCGCCAGTGAAGCGCACCCCGCTGCTCCGCAAGACCCCGCTCAAGGCAAGGCGTGGCTTCGCCGCCATGACTGCCATCCGTCAGGCCTTGACGGTCTCCAAGGAGAAGCCGAGAGCCGTAGCGATCAGGACCTCCCTGAAGCGCAGCCGGAGCACCGGCAAGCCGACGAAGGCTGAGGCAGAACGTCTGGAGCGGATCACCCGGGGTGAGTGCATCTGCTGCCAGATGAATCACTCTATGGGCTATGTGCGCGCCACGTTCCATGGGTGCGACGCGCATCACCTCCTGAGTGGCGGTCGCCGCCGTGGCCACCGATTCACCATCGGTGCCTGCCCATGGCACCACCGCGGCGTTCGGCCGTACCGGGAAATGACCGATCGCGAAGCGGCCGAGATATTCGGTCCGAGCCTCGCGCATGGGTCGAAGCCATTCCACGCCGTCTATGGCTCTGACGATGAGCTGTTGGAGCTCCAGGAGCAACTGCTCTCCGCGGGGGCGAATATTCGATGCGAATGACATCTGAACACAGGGTGGCGCTCTTCTGGGCCAAGGTGAAGCTTGGACCGGAATCTGCTTGCTGGGAATGGATCGGAGCGCGAAACAAATGGGGCTACGGCGCCACCAGCTACCGGGGAAGGCAGTCCAATGCGTCCCGCGTTGCGTGGCTCATCGTGAACGGCCCAATCGCCGAAGGTTTGGTCGTATGCCACCGATGCGACAACCCTGCCTGCTGTAATCCGGCACACCTCTTCTTGGGAACCCAGGCCGACAATCTGGCCGACTGCCATCGGAAGGGCCGCGCACGGTGCTGCCCCTCGGGACGGGCGCATCCCCGAGGTGTGGCGAAGCTAAACGAGGCCAAGGTCATCGAGGCGCGGCGCCTGTATGCCAGCGGTATCCCGCAGACCCATATTGCCAAGCGCATGGGCGTCGATTCCTCAACGATTTCCCGCGCGGTTCGGGGTGAGCGATGGTCCTTCGTCGGGGTCGAAGCATGAAACCGCTGATCGTCGAAATCGAGGACATGCGCCTCAAGGGCGGGCAGAACGCGCGCGAGCACTGGCGCGCACGGGCAAGTCGCACGCGGCGAGAGCGCGAGGCGGCACACTGGACGCTGCTCGACGCCAAGCGCCCGAAGCTACCTGTGGTCGTGCGCCTGATTCGGATTGCGCCCCGCGCGCTGGACGACGACAACCTGTCAGGCGTGTTCAAGGCTATCCGTGACGGTGTGGCTGACGCCTACGGCATCGCGGACAACGACAAGACGAAGATCCGGTTCGAGTACGAGCAGGAGCGCGGCGCTCCCCACCAGTACGGCGTCCGGATCGAGGTCCACCCGGCATGACCATCCATTTCCCGGCCCGTGCCGAGCTAACGATCGCCTCGGTCACGTCGTCGCTCAATGCCATGGTGAACCAGCCCTACGAGCCCGAGGCTCTGGCGAAGCGGCTGGACAAGCTATCGGGAAAGCTCAAGCGCGCGGCCGGCGACCTGCGCCGGACGGCCAAGCAACAGAAGAAGAGCGGTGCCGCTGGCGCCGTGCACGACACGCGGAAGTAACCAGGGGAACCCCATGCACACCGGAAAACGACTCGCCATGCTCAACGCCAAGAACTGCCGGTTCGACATCGGGTCGGGCGGAATCCCCGACATCGTCGCCACAGACGTTGCCGCCGCCCTGGGCATGGTCTCGGCGGGCATTGGCCGGGAGGTCCTGTGTCGCGTGTGGTGGCCGGATGGCGCCAAGCTGTCGAAGGACCAGCTGAATGACCTGGTCGACTCGCTCATGCGCGACGAATGGGCGCGGCGCGAAGCCGCCATGCTCGATGGCCTGCTGGCTGTCGCCATGCGCGGTAGCAAGGGGCAGGGCGTCTACGCCACCGCCCACGCCAACCGATGGCCACGCCTGGTGATCACTGATAGGGGTCTGACGACGCTCGCCGAAGGTTATGGCAAGGTCCGCACGGCAGTGCTGAACGAGCTGGCGAGCGCCGGGCTGTGCTCAACCTGTGGCGGTCGCGGTATGACGGCCAACAGCATGTCGGTCTACAAGACCTGCGCTTCGTGCGAGGGCGCTGGCCACCTCCGCCTCAGCGAGCGCGGTCGCGCGGACCTGTGCGGCTTCTCGTGGAAGACCTACCGCGAGGCCTGGGCCGTGGTCTATGATTGGACGTTCCAGGCGTGCACCGACGACCTTCACAAGGCGGAGCGCCAGTTTCAAGGCGCGCTAGCATGAAGTTCCAGGTAATTCTCGGCGACGCAGACAATTTCGCCTTCCATGTCGCAACCTTCGACGCCACGGATCACGACGATCTCAGGCGACAGCTCGACGAAGCATTCAGGGACCCCGAATGGTGGGCTTCTTCGTCAGGGTTGCAGTTCGTCGCGGCCATTGAGGGCGACAGATGGATCGGTTTGCGGGATACCGTTCGCACGGAGTTGTGGTTCTTGTCCGGAGAATGATTCGCTGGGTGGGAGACCCCCACCCAAAAAATCGATATCCTCGCGCCTAGTGATACAACCCACTGAAGCCCGGCCAAGCGCCGGGCTTCGTCGTTTTCGTCCCGCCGCGGGGACGACCGGCCGCATCGTCACCTCCCCGACGATGCGGCCAACCTATTCGGAGCACTCATGGACGCCCAGACGCTGAGCAAGGCGGCAGGTATCTCGCTGCCGCGCGCCAAGGTGTGGGCACGGCCCCTGACCGACGCCATAGAGCTTTACGACATCGACCTGGACTGGCGCATGGTGATGTTCATCGCGCAGCTGGGCCATGAGTCGCTGGGCTTCTCGCGCACCAGGGAGATATGGGGGCCAACGGCTGCGCAGCTGAAGTACGAGGGCCGGACTGACCTGGGTAACACCCAGCCGGGCGACGGCAAGCGCTTCATGGGTCGCGGCCTGATTATGATCACTGGCCGCGCCAACTATGCCGCGGCGTCGACCGAGTTCGGCGTGGACTTCGTGCGCAGCCCCGCGCTGCTCGAGCGAGAGGATTATTCGGCCCTCACCGCCGGCTGGTGGTGGAAGGCCCACGGGTGCAACGAGATCGCCGATCAGCGTGACTTCGTGGCGCTGACGCGCAGGATCAACGGCGGCCTGACCGGCCTGGAAGACCGCACGCTTCGCCTGGAGCGGGCCAAGTTCGAACTGGGTGTGAAGTGACAGGAACGGATGACGAAGTCGCCATGGCACACGAGCGCGTTGAAGCTACCGAGGCGCATGCGACCGAGGTGGCGCTCCAGCACATCAGTGCGTATGCCCCATTCCTTGGCGCCATGGAATCGGTCGAAGACCGCGGCATAACCTCGTTCGAGCGCATCGCCTCGACGCGCGCCGTGAGTAAGGCCGAAATGACAGACCTGTTAGGGCACGACATCCGCCGTTTCGTTCGATCGCTTCGGCCGCGCACCGCCATCTACCCGCAACTTGGGTCCGTGCGCCTGGCCGTGCTGGCCCACGTCGCTATGGTCATCGGGACACCGGCGCTGATGCAGTGCCGCGATCTGTGGGACGCAATCAGCTTGTCGCGCTGGGATGATGCCCAGGATGTGCTGCTGATGACGAAGTGGCCCGAGCGAGCGACTGCTCATGATGAGCGCCGCCGCATGCTAGAACTCGCACGGATGATGCGGACCGGGCTAGTCCCGATAGCCTGGACTCACTGATGGCTATGGGCATCAGCCGCACCCGGGTACGGGACGCAAAGACCCTTCAAGGAGGCGTCGCCCTTATCCTGCTGATGATGCTATTCATCTGCATCTGGGCCCTGATCTATGTCCCTATCCCGGCAGCCAACAAGGACACGTTCAACCTGATCATCGGCGGCCTGCTCAATGCGATCGGCATGCTGACGGCTTACTTCTTCGGCACAAACCAGAGCACGGACTTCCGCATCTCGCGGCCGAAGTCTACCGAGGCGGACAACGCATGAACGCCTGGGCGAAGGTCGTCAGCTACCTCGTGGTGCTCGCCATGGGCTTCTCGGCTGGCTGGTACGTGCGCAGCGAAGGAGCGAGGGCAGACCTCGCGGAGGCGAACCGCAACCGCGCCGCCGACCAGGCCGGTTGGACGCTCGCAAGCGCACAGGCGGAAGCGGCACAGCGATCCCGCGAAGAACACCAAGCTGCTGGCATCCAGTCCGCAGCCGATAGCTACCAGAAGGGCATGGCGGATGCGGAGCGGGCAAGCAAGAAAACTGTGGCTGATCTCGCTGCTGGCAATCTCCGGCTGCGCGACCAGTGGGCGACATGCCGTGCCACCGCCAGCGTTGCAGTGTCGGCTGCCGCCGGTGGACAGCGCGCTGATGGAGAAGACGGACTACGTGCGGAAGGTATCGGAAGAGTTCTTCGAATCGTCGGGCAGTGCCAAGCCCAGCGTGACGCTCTCCAGCAAGCCTTGATGGCCGAACGTGCCGAAGCTACGAACGATCGGTAGTCGCGTTGCCATGGCACCAAGTAGGCAGCCAGCACCTCAGCGGTCGGCAGACAGGCGGATGACGGGTAGGGCATTGCAGGAGCGTCGCCTGCGTATCTGGTCGCAGAACCCGCACTGCGCTGAGTGCGGACGGCTGGTCGCCATGCATGAGTTCGAACTCGACCACAAGGTGGCCCTGCTCAACGGTGGCGCCGACGTGGACGAGAACTGCCAGGTGCTGTGCATCGGGCCGGACGGGTGCCACCACCGGAAGACGCAGGTCGACCTCGGTCGATCGACGTGAACGCGAATGAGTCGCAGCGACGAAGCTCGACCATCGGGCACGGCTGAACGCGAATGGGTCTCATCGACGAGGGTGGGGGCGCATCGAAAGTCTGGGCCGATTCGGACCGGAAACCGACTGTCCTCTCACGCACGGAAAATTTCCCCTCTTTGATTAATCGTAGCAGGGGACGGAAATCAAACAACCCGCACCGCACAAGGCTTTGAGCCTATTTCGGTGCACTGAGGTGATACATGCCACGCGGGGGTCCCCGCCCTGGCGCCGGCCGCCCGAAAGGCAGCGGCGCAAAGGGCAAAAAGTCGTCTGCTCCGAAGACGGACGCGAAGAAGACAAAATCGAAGGGCGGCAAGGTCACCACTCTTCCGCCTGGCCCGCCTCCCGGCGCTGAGGTGTTCGAGGGCGAGGTGCTGCCGGCGAACATGAGCCCGTTGGAGTACATGCTCCACGTCATGAACAACCGAAGTGCCGAACCGGACCGCCGCGACCGAATGGCCGTAGCCGCTGCGCCTTATGTGCACGGGAAGATGGGCGAGCAGGGCAAGAAGGCAGCGAAGGATGCCGCCGCCGCAGCCGTCGGTGGTGGCAGCCGCTTCGGCGCCGCGCCGCCGCCTCGCCGAAACAATGTGAACTGATCGGATGGACTGGAGTACCGCCTGTCCCGACTGGGCCGAACGCCTGGTTGCGGGGCAGTCGATCATTCCGCCGCCCATCTTCCCTGACGAGGCCGCCCGCGCGCTGGGTATCTTCAAGCAGCTCAAGGTCGTCGACCTGCCTGGAAAGCCTACTTTCGGCGAGTGCAGCGACGACTTCGTGTTCGACTTCGTGGCCGCCATCTTCGGCGCCTACGATGCGGAGACGGGAAGGCAGCTGATCCGCGAGTTCTTTCTTCTGATCAGCAAGAAGAACACGAAGTCGACCATCGCTGCCGGCATCATGCTGACCGCAGTCATCCTCTGCTGGCGCGATGACGAGGAACACCTGATCCTCGCGCCGACAAAGGAGGTCGCCGACAACAGCTTCAAGCCCGCTGCCGGCATGGTTCGCGCGGACGACGAGCTGACCGACCTGTTTCACGTCCAGGACCACATCCGGACGATCACGCGGCGGGATTCGAAGGCCTCACTTAAGGTGGTGGCGGCCGATACCGACACGGTGTCCGGCAAGAAGTCCGGAAAGGTCCTGGTTGACGAGCACTGGCTATTCGGCAAGCGCGCCAATGCCGAATCGATGTTCATGGAGGCTTTCGGCGGCCAGATTTCTCGCGATGAGGGCTGGGTGATCCTGCTCAGCACGCAGTCGGACGAGCCGCCGGCCGGCGTATTCCGGGAGAAGCTGCAGTATTACCGCGACGTGCGCGACGGCAAGATCGTCGACAAGAAGTCGCTGGGCGTGATCTACGAGTTCCCGCCGGACATGGTGAAGGCCAAGGCCTACCTTGATCCGAAAAACTTCTATATCACCAACCCGAATATGGGGCGCTCGGTTAGCGCCGAATGGCTGGAAGACCAGCTTCGGAAGAACCTGCCCAAGACTGACGGCACGCTGCAGCAGTTCCTCGCTAAGCACCTCAACGTCGAGATCGGCCTCAACCTCCGTTCCGACCGATGGGCCGGTGCAGATTTCTGGGAGCAGCAAGCTCGCCACGAGGTAACGTTCGACTACCTGCTGGAATGGTCCGAGGTCATCGACTTCGGCGTCGACGGTGGCGGGTTGGACGATCTACTCGGCGCTGGCGCCATCGGTCGGCACCGTGTGACCAAGGAATGGCTCGCCTGGACGCACGCCTGGGCACATCCATCCGTGCTTGCCCGGCGAACTGAGATTGCTCCGGCGCTTCGCGACTTCGCGCGGCAGGGCCATCTCACTCTGGTGACAAGGATTGGTGAGGACGTGGCCGAGTTGGCTGGGTTCGTGGCCCGTATTGAAGGCGCGGGCCGGCTCGACATGGTCGGCGTCGATCCGGCTGGATTGGGCGGCGTGCTAGATGCGCTGGAAGAGTCCGGGGTGCCGAAGGACAAGATCGTGGGCGTCAGCCAGGGGTGGAAACTCGGCGGCGCCATCAAGACGGTGGAGCGGAAACTGGCCGAGGGAACGATGTGGCACGGCGGACAGCCGATGATGAACTGGTGTGTAGGTAATGCCCGGATCGTCGTTACCAGTAACGCCATCAACATCACGAAGCAGGCCAGTGGCACCGCAAAGATCGATCCGCTGATGGCGGTATTCAACGCGGCGTCGCTGATGAGCCTGAACCCGGCGGCGCGCGGACCCTCGGTGTACGAGACGCGCGGCATCCGCTTTCTCTGAGGACTGGCATGGGCCTTTTCGACATCTTCCGGCGACCGGCAGCGCCGGAAGCTACGGCTGCTCGCGCGCCTGGTGTCCAGGCCGCCTTGGGCCAGTCCTTCGACGGTTTGAGCGACCCCGCTCTGTTGGAATACATCCGGACTGGCGAGCTCAATGGAGCTGCCGGTCGCAATCCCGTTGCGCTGCGGAACATGGCCGCTCTGCGCTGCGTGTCGCTGCTCAGCCAGATGGTAGGCATGCTCCCCTTGAGCCTGCTCGAGAACGGGCCAGACAAGAGATACGCCGAAGATCATCCGGCATACCGGCTGCTGAAGCTGAAACCAAACAGCTGGCAGACGCCGTTCGAGTGGAAATCGACCATGCAGATGGTCTGCCTTGAGGAAGGCAATGCCTACTCACGCGTCGTCTGGTCTGCCGGTCGCCCCATCGCACTGATACCCATGGCTATCGGCACGACCGTACCCCGGCTGACGGACCAGTGGGAAATGGTCTACGACTACACCCGTCCTGACGGCGTGCAAATCACGTTGCCAGCTTCGGAGGTGTTTCACCTTCGGGATCTCAGTCTCGACGGCGTTCTAGGTATGTCGCGTATGCGACTGGCGAAGGACGCCCTTGCGTTGGCTCGTCAGGCCGAGCTAGCCGCCGATCGGCTTCTTCGCACGGGCGTCATGGCCGGCGGGGCAGTCGAGGTCGCAAATTCCCTATCGGAGACTGCCTACGACAGGATGAAGCAGTCGCTTGAAAGCAACCACTCAGGCGCGGAGAACGCCGGCAAGTGGATGGTCCTCGAAGAAGGCGCTAAGGCGAACCAGTTCGGCTCGACAGCTTCTGATTCGCAGCACATCGAGAACAGAAATGCCCAGATAGAGGAAGTCGCCCGCGCTTTTGGCGTGCCGCGGCCGCTACTGATGATGGATGACACGAGCTGGGGCTCCGGTATCAAGGAACTGAACAAATTCTTCGTGAGTTACGGCCTCGGACCATGGTTCACAAGCTGGGAACAAGCCGCCGCACGTGTGTTCCTTCGCGGGAAGGACCTCGACAAGTACACGTTCAAGTTCAACGCCAATGCGCTCCTGCGAGGCACGCCGGAAGAGCAGGCTGACTACATCGCCAAGTCGCTCGGCGCAGGCGGTCAGGCCCCATGGCAGACCCAAAACGAGGCGCGAGAAACGCTGGACATGCCGCGCTCCAAGGACCCGCTGGCTGACCAGCTGCGCAATCCGATGACCCAACCGAGGACCGGCAATGAGCCTCCTGCAGCTGCCTGAGATCCGGGCCGATATGAGCCTGGCCGAAATGAATTTCGACATCCGCCCGGACGCCATCGAGCACTGGGAGCCCGAACTCCAAGCCGCTGCCGGTGATCAGTCCACATCTATCTCGATTTACGGACCGATTGGGGCAACGATGGATGGCTCCGGGGTGACTGCGCGCGGCATCGCCGCGGCGCTTCGCTCGATCGGCGCTAAGGACGTGACGGTCAACGTCAACTCACCCGGCGGCAACTACTTCGAAGGCGTAGCCATCTACAACCTGCTACGGCAGCACGAAGGGAAGGTCACCTTCAATGTCCTCGGGATGGCTGCGTCGGCTGCATCGCTCGCGGTAATGGCCGGCGACGAGATCCTGATGGGCGACGGAGCGCGGCTCATGATCCACAACGCGTGGGGCGTCGCCGTTGGAAATCGCCATGACATGGCGGCCGCCGCCGCGCAGATGGCTCCGCTCGATGCTGACATGGCGAAAGCTTATGCGACGCGCAGCGGTCTTCCCGAGGAGCGAATTGCGGCACTGATGGATGCGGAAACGTGGCTGTCAGCTAACGATGCGATCGGGCAAGGCTTCGCCACTGGCCACCTGCCCGCAGCGAAGGTGGCTCACGACCGCAATGCGGGCGGAAACCGCAAGGCCCTCGCTATGGTCGAGGGGGCCATGGCCCGTTCGGGCTACTCGCGCAGTTCCCGGCGCGAAGCCTTCAGATCCCTTTTTTCCGGCACGCCGAGCGCTGCCGAAGATGCCATGCCGAGCGCTGGCGCCGACCTCGCAGCATCGCTGCGAACGACCATCAACACCCTCAAGGGCACCAACGCATGAACATGAAGCACAACATCCCGCGCGGCCTGATGGCCGTTCGTGCCGACGCCACTGGCGCCGGTGAGGTAAAGGCGCTCGTCGAGTCGCTGAACAAGGCGTTCTCGGAATTCAAGGCCGAGCACACCAAGCAACTCGACGACATCAAGCAGGGCCAGGCGGATGCGCTGCAGGCCCTGAAGGTCGACAAGATCAACGACGACATCGACCGTCTCCAGGCCGCGGTTGACGATGCGAATACGCGACTGGCGGCGGCCCAGATGGGTGGCGGCGCCGACAATGCCGTGAAGGATCGCGAGTACTCGGATGCGTTCCGTGCCCACTTCGCGAAGGGCGACGTCCAGGCGGCTCTGAACAAGGGCGCCGACGCCGAGGGCGGCTACCTGACTCCGGTTGAGTGGGATCGAACCATTACCGACAAGCTGGTCGAGGTATCGGCCATGCGCCAGTACGCGACCGTGCAGCCTGTGTCGGGCACCGGCTTCACGAAGCTCTTTAACATGGGCGGCACCGCGTCCGGCTGGGTAGGAGAGACCGCCGCTCGTCCGCAAACCGCGACGGGTACGTTCCAGTCTCTCGGCTTCGGCTGGGGCGAGATTTATGCCAACCCGGCAGCGACCCAGCAGATCCTGGACGACTCCGAAATCGACCTGGAGTCCTGGCTCGCGGGCGAGGTGCAGACGGAATTCTCCAAGCAGGAAGGCAGTGCTTTCTGGTCTGGCGATGGCACCAATAAGCCGTTCGGCATCCTGACCTACGTCACAGGCGGTGCCAATGCGGCCAAGCACCCGTTTGGCGCCATCAAGGTGGTGAACAGCGGCGCCGCGGCTGATCTGACGTCCGACGGCCTTCTGGACCTCGTCTATGACCTTCCCGCCGCGTTCACGGGCAACGCACGGTTTGCGCTCAACCGCCGTTCGCTCGGCAAGATCCGCAAGATGAAGGATGGCCAGGGGAACTATCTCTGGCAGCCGTCCTATGTGGCGGGCCAGCCGTCGACCATCCTTGGCTTCGCTGCCTCGGAGACGCCGGACATGCCGGACGTGGCAGCCAACTCGACGCCGATCCTGTTCGGTGACTTCAAGCGCACCTACCTGGTTCTCGATCGCAAGGGCGTCCGTGTCCTGCGCGACCCGTACACCAACAAGCCCTACGTCATGTTCTACACGACGAAGCGTGTGGGCGGCGGCGTGATGAACCCGGAGCCGATGCGTGCGCTGAAGATCGCGGTCGCGGCGTAACCAACCACGACCGGGCCGCCTTGGCGGTCCGGTCCTTTCGAGGAATAAGCATGGCAAAGCTCACCAAGACCTTCCGTGGTGTCAAGGCAGGCGAGATATACCCGACCGAGTTCGCTCAGGGCGACGATTGTCCCAAGGAACTGGAGGCAGGAGCCAGGGCTTGCGGCGCCCTAAGCGGCGATGTTCAACTGAACCGCGGCGAGCAGTTCGTATCGGGCAATGCCGCGGATGTCATCGCGAGCCTGGCGGATCAGAAGGACTCCGACCTGCTCAACGAGGCGTTGTCAGCTGAAAGCGCCAAGCAAAGCCCTCGAAAGACAGTGGTAGACGCCCTCACCACTGCGATCGCCGCTCTCTCGCAGGGCTGATCATGGGCCTGATCACGATTGAGCAGGCGCGCGCGCACTGCCGGGTCGACCCTGATTATCCGGCGGAGCAACTTCAGCCGTACATGGACGGCGCGGAGAGCGATGCTAGCGCGTACCTCAACCGTGATCTCTTCCCAACTCAGGAAGCCTTCGACGCTGCACTTGACGCGCTACCGTCCAAAGCGGCGCAGGCATCAGCCGCGTACGCCGCAGCCGTGGAGGCCGCGTCGGGGATTGCCGATGACGACGAACGTCGATCTACCCTCGAAGTTGCGAATCTTCGCCGTAGCCAGGAGAGAGAGTCCGCGGCCCGAGTCATGGCTGGCATGGTTTCGAACGCGAGCGTCGTCAGTGCGATTCTCTTGACCGTTGGAAGTCGATTCGCGAATCGAGAAGGCACCGTTGTCGGCGCGCCAGCTACCGAGCTTCCACTCGGTGTGAAAGAAATACTCCGTCCATTCCGTCGGATCATGATGCCGTGACGCTTGCAGCTGGGACACTAAATCGTCCGATCAAGATCCAGCGATCCACGAATGGAAGGGACGGCGCCGGGCAGCCGATCAAGGTGTGGGTCGATGTTGTTTCGACCTGGGCGAACGTGAAGAGCCAGACCGGCATGGGAACGATCGTGGGCGATCAGGGCGGCGTGGCCACCTCGGTAACGCGCTACAGCTTCCGAATTCGCTACCGGACTGGCATTGACGCCAGCATGCGCGTGCTGATGGGCGGCATCCCCTACGACATCACGTCGGTCCAGATGGATGAAGACCGAAGGGAGTGGACGGACCTCGTTTGCAACCGTGGAGCGAACAATGGTTGATCCCAACATTCACACCCCGGGTGACGGTCGCGGGGCGCGCCGTGTCTATGTGGATGGCAAGCTCGTAGAGCGCGTCGTCTACGCCGATACGCGCCGAGGCATCGTGCGTTATGAAGTGTTCCCTCCCCGGCTGGACAAGTGGGGGCAGCGATTCATCATGCGCACCAGGCGCGGGAAGGTCCGCGTGGAGCCCATCAGTGTCTGATGGGTTCAGCGCGAAGGCGGATACGAGCAGCGCGTTGGCCGGCCTGAATCAACTGGTGGGGCCGCTGGCGACGCGCTTGGCGCGCTCCATGGCTGTCGCCAGCGGCACCGTCTACCGGGACGAGGCCAAGTTGCTCGCTCCAGTAGGCGAAGGCCTGCTGCAAAGCGCCATCTACCTCGCCTACAAGGATGACCGCTCCAACGAGGACAATGTCACCTACTCGATCACATGGAACGCGAAGAAGGCGCCTCATGGGCACCTTCTGGAGTTCGGTCACTGGCAGACTCATGTGACCTACAAGGGGGCGGATGGCCGGTGGTACACGCTGCCGGATGTCCCCCTTGCTGAGCCGAGATGGGTCCCTGCGCATCCATTTCTTAGGCCAGCATTCGACATGGCGCGCACGCGCGCGCAGCAAGCCGCCCTGGAGCGTGGCCGTGAGCGCCTTCCAGAATTGCTGCGCGAGGCCTATCAGCCGCCTGACGAGGACTTCGTGTGAGCTTGGAAGAAAGCCTCTACGCGCTACTTGGGCCGCTTGTCGAAGGGCGCTGCACACCCGACATAACCGACGACATCCCGGTTTACCCGTTAATCGTCTATCAAGGCGCGGGCGGCGTAGCCATCGACTTTTCGGAGCAGAAGCCGGCCGATAACGACAACGCGCGGGTGCAGGTTTGGGTCTGGTGCCACTCCCGGATGGAGGCAAGCGCCCTCGCACGCCAAGTTCGCGATGTGCTCCTGGCGAGTCCCTTGAAGGTGAAGACGCTCGGCGCAGCGGTTTCAGACACGAACGATGTCCTGAAGATCTACGGCGCCCGCACCGATTTCAGCATCTGGTACCCGCGCGCCTAGGCGTCGATCCACGATTTTCACGAGCCGCCGCGAGGCGGCTTTTTCATGCCCGCCGTTTGGCGGCGAACCATCCCACCCGTCAAACCATGAGGACTCGCAGATGAGCCTGAAATTCCCCAACGGCGCCGTGTTCGGCATCTCGACCGCGATCGCCGCCGCCATCGTCGCTTCGGCCGTATCGAACGCGAATCCCGCCGTGGCTACGCTGCCCACCGGCTCCGTCGACGAAGGCGACGTTCTCGTCCTTCTCTCGGACTGGGTCGAGGCGAACAACACCGCGGTCGAGGCAGGCACGGTCACCGCGGGTGCGTCCGATACCGTCCAGCTGCTCGGCCTCGACACGACCGATGTGGCGGTCTTCAAGGCAGGCCAGGCCAACGCCCGCGTGATGGTGGCCTCCGGCTTCGTGGACTTCAACCAGCAGGGCGAGCTCTCCACGAGCGGCGGTGATCAGCAGTTCTGGACGGGCCAGTTCCTCGAGGCCAACCGCCAGATCAGCGTACCCACGGTGAAGAACGCCAAGGTCTTCACGCTGCCGCTGTACTTCGATCCGAAGCTTCCGTGGTACGCCGCCGCGAAGGCCGCCGACCGACGCCGGGAACCGCTGGTCCTGCGCTGCGTGCTTCCCGATGGCGACATCATCTATCGCTACGGCTACCTGTCGTTCGATGCCGATCCGACCATGGCCGCCAACACGCCCATGGGCAACACGGCGACGTTCACGGCGCTGGGTGACTCCATCCTGGTGGAGGCGGCATGAGCCTGAAGAAGGGCAACGGACCGAAGAGCCTCCCGGCCACCCTGACCATCACTGGCCAGGGTTCCACCGACAAGCTGGACGTCACGTACCACAACCGGAAGCAGTCGGAGATCCGGGAGCGCCTAGAGGCCGGCGTCACCATGGCCTCGCTGATCGCCTTCCTGGTCGAGTCCTGGAACACCGACTTCGATCTGACGGAAGAGGGCGTCCTCGCCTTCGAAGACGAGTATCCCGGCATCGTCGAAGCGCTGTTTTCCGGATTCCACCAGGCCCGCCGGAAGGAACTGGAAAAAAACTGACGGCCGCCACTCGGGCGCTGTACTGGCGGCGCCCGAGTGAAGCGGAACTCGTCGGCACGGGCCTTAAGCCCAAGCACTACCAAGAACCGCATGTCGAAGTCTGGCCGGAGGCGTGGGACGCCATCCAGTTTTTCAGTCGGATCTGGCGGCAATGGAATGTCGGCGCGGGTGGCGCCTACAGCCTGAACTACGGCGTCCTGTTCCACGAACTCGACCGCATGAACCTTCCCCCTGACCGCTACGACGAAATGCTCGCGCAACTGCGGGTGATCGAAGACGCGGCCCTCGACGAAATCCATAAAGGCTGACGATGACCGAAGCAGAAAGCATCGGCACCGCCCGAATCGACGTCACGGTCAACACCGCGACGATGGAAACGGGCGTCGAGGCCGCAAAGCGGAAGGTTTCGGGCCTCGGCGCCGAGGCCGCTGCGCAGTTCGACAAGGCCAACGCGAGCACGAAGCGGTACGCCGAGAGCCTTCTCCGGCAGGCTGATCTCCTGGGTAAGTCACGTGCTGAGCAGATCGCGCACAACGCTCAGGTGCGTATCGGTGGCGAACTCGGCGACCAGATCGCCAAGAAGGCCTTGGCGAACGCGGCTGCGCTCACAAAGGAGACCGACGCCTACGTCATGAGCGATCGGGCTCGCGCGGCGGCCATGCGCGGCGTTCCCGCGCAGATCACGGACATCGTCTCAGGCCTCGCGACAGGCCAGCGTCCACTGTCCGTCCTGCTGCAGCAGGGCGGACAGCTCAAGGACATGTTTGGCGGCATCGCTCCTGCGGCAAGGGCTCTAGGATCGTCGCTCTTCGCCCTGATCAACCCCGCCACCTTGCTTGCTGGCGCTGCCGTCGCGCTCTTCGCCGCGTGGAAGTCAGGGAGTGACGAGCAGGTCGCGTTCCAGAAGGCCATCATCAACACCGGGAACTACGCTGGCTACACCGCCCAGCAGCTTCAGGGGCTTTCCCAGGAGCTCTCGCGCACGACAGGCAGCCAGCATGATGCCGCGGCCGTTCTGGCGGAGGTGGCCGGTTCCGGGAAATTCACCTCGGACCAGCTGCGCCTGGTCGCGTCGGCCGCGATCGCTGCCGGCGACGGCGCCGAAGACATGGTCGCCAAGTTCGCCAAGCTGGCGGACGACCCAGTGAAGGCGTCCGTGGAGCTCAACTCCACGTATCGCTACCTGACCGCCGCGGTATACGACCAGATCAAGGCGCTGGAGGATCAGGGGCGCACGCAGGACGCGGCCCGCTTGGCCATGGAGACCTACAGCACCGCCGTGGTCTCCCGATCGAAGGAGGTAAAGGAAAATCTTGGCCTCATTGAACGGTCGTGGGATGGCATCACCAGTGCCACGAAGCGAGCGATCGATGCCGCGCGAAACCTTGGGCGGGATCAGACCGACCAGGACAGGTTCGACACCCTGTTCGAGAATCGCGATGCCGCGAAGAAGCTTATCGACCGCGGCATGGGCAGCACGTCGTTCTACGGGAAGACCGCCCAGCAGTTCTATGAGGACGCCACGAAGCAACTCGGCGCCATGCAGGACGCTCAGGTTGCCGCCCAGAAGAAAGCAAGCCGGGATGCTGCGACCCAGCAGGCCAATGATGCCGCCATCACACTCGCCCAGCAGGCGCAAAAGTACGAGACGGATGAGGCGAAGCGCGCCCGCGAAATCGCGGCCATCCACCAGCAGGCGAACGATGCCATCGCCAAGGCGACGCTCGCCGGCGACAAGGACCTCGCCGCGAAGATTCGGGCGAGCGAGTCCGCCGCCGTTGCCGGGCTTATGGCCCAGGGACCGAAGGCTAAGGCAGACAAGGACCTGACGATCGACGTTTCGTCCGGCTGGAAGGACATGGTCGCCCAGATCGAGAAGGGCATCGCCGCCGACAAGAAGGAAATCGAGCAGCGTGCCCGCGCCACGGTCGAACTGAACTCGTATCGGGCGGCCATGCAGCAGCGCCTGGAGACGGACAAGCAGGCCCTCGACATCCAGGTGCAGAGCCTGGGAATGGGCCAGCACCAGATCGATATCCAGCGTCAGCTGTTGGACATCCAGCGGGATGCGGACCGAGAACTGGCCCGCCTCAACGAGCCGGCAAACCGCGCGAAGCTGACCGAGAGCGAGTACCAGGACCGCCTATCAGCCATCAAGGACTATGAGGATCAGCGGGTCCAGCTGGTTCACGACGCGGATTCACGGCTGGAAGCGGCACGCTCTGATTGGACGAATGGCGCCCGTCGTGCCATGGCCGACATCACCTACGACGCCGGGGACACGGCGACCAACTTCGCGAATCTGGTCCAGAGCACCTATGGGAGCCTCTCGGACTACATTACGAACGCGGTGACGAAGGGAAAGCTGGGGATTAAGGACCTCGTGTCCTCGATCCTGACTGAGGTGGCCCGCCTTGAAGCGAACAAGGCCGCCGCCGCCCTTATTAGCTACGGTGTCGGGCTCTTCACCGGCGATGCTTCGGGCACCGCGACGGTGACAGCGAATGCCAAGGGTGGCGTATACAGCTCGCCGAGCCTTTCGGAATACTCGGGACAGATTCTCGACAAACCGACGCTCTTCGCGTTCGCTAAAGGCGGCGCGCTTGGTGTCGCGGGTGAAGAGCCCGGAAGGAGTGAGGCCATTCTTCCCCTTACGCGGACGTCCAGCGGCCGGCTCGGTGTCGAATCCATAGGCAATGGCGGTGGCGATACCAACGTGTCTATCGCAGTCACCGTGAACTCTGACGGGTCCTCGTCGGTCGACGCCGCCGGCAGCGATCAGGCGATGGGTAAGAAATTAGGGACGGCCATCGAATCAGTGGTCAAGAAGGTCATCGCCAACGAACAGCGGCCAGGCGGATCGCTCTGGCGCGCGAAGGCCAACGCATGACGGACACGTTCACCTGGCGTCCGGTCGGCACACCCACCGGACAGGCCACCTTTCGCGTGCGGAAGGCCCAGTTTGGCGACGGCTACTCACAGGAAGTGGCGGACGGCCTCAACAACAAGGTGCAGTCGTGGCCGCTGGATTTCGCGGGCTACAAGAGAGACATCGAGCCCATCGTGGCGTTCCTGGACGCTCACGCGGGCTACATCGGGTTCTTATGGACGCCTCCCCTCGGCGTCCAGGGGCTCTACAAGGTCACCGATTACAAGTTCACGCCCGAGGGCGGTGACTTCTACACCCTGTCCGCGACGTTCGAGCAGAAGTTCGCCCCATGACCTTCGTTGCCGATATCCAGCGCCTCGAGCCCGGGGCGGAGATCGTGCTGTTCGAACTCGACGCCCGGAGCATCACCGGCGGCGGCGAGGGCGACATCATCCGCTTCCACGGCTACACCCAGAGCGAATCGATCCTCTGGCAGGGCAAGACCTACGACCCGTGGCCCATCCAGGCTGAAGGCTTCAAGGTCGACCCAGCCCAGCCGACGGTCCCTACGCTGTCCGTGGGCAACGTCAACGGGCGAATCACGGCCCTGTGCCTCGCCTTCCAGGACATGGTCGGCGCGCGCCTGACGCGGCACCGCACGCTGAAGAAGTACCTTGACGGGCAGCCGGAGGCCGATCCGGAGCAGGAGGCCGCGCCGGACATCTGGTACATCGAGCGACGCGCGTCCGAAGACAGTCAGCAGGTGACGTTCGAACTGGCCAGCCCAATGGACCTGGGCGACCGCCAGCTGCCGAGCCGGCAGATCATCACCAATGTGTGCAGCTCGTTGGTGAAGGGCGGCTATCGCGGCCCGTATTGCGGCTACAACGGCCCGCCGGTGGCGAAACAGGACGATAGCCCGACCGATGACCCCTCGCTTGACGTGTGTGGTGGCCGCCTCTCGTCCTGTTACCTGCGCTTCGGCCGGTACAACCCGCTTCCCTACGGCGGCTTCCCGGCCGCGAAGCTGATCCGATGAACCCGAAAACGCAGTTGGCGGCACACGCACACGCCATCGAGGCATACCCGCGCGAGTCCTGTGGGCTGGTCGTGGTGAAGAGGGGAAGGGAGCGCTACGTCCGATGCCGGAACCTCGCCACGACGCCGTCCGAACACTTCGTTCTGTCTCCCGAGGACTACGCGGCCGCCGAGGATGCCGGGGAGATCACCGCCATCGTGCACTCGCATCCCGACGTTCCCGCGCGGCCGTCAGAAGCGGACAAGGTGGGCTGCGAGCGGTCAGAGTTGCCGTGGGTCATCGTCTCGGTGATGCCAGGCCCGGTTGTTGCCGAAACGCAGGTCATCGAGCCCACCGGCTACGAGGCCCCGCTGGTTGGCCGCACGTGGACCCATGGCGTATTGGACTGCTGGGCCTTGTGCCGCGACTGGTACCGCCATGAGCGTGGGGTTCTTCTTCCTGACCCGCCACGGTCCGACGAGTGGTGGAACGACGGCGTAAGTGACCTCTATGGCATCGCCGCCATGGCCGCCGCGGGCTTCCGCCGAATCGACCTTGCCGACCTGGCACGCGGCGACCTGATCCTCATGCAGATACGCGCGAAGAACCTGGTCCCGAACCACGCAGCGATCTACCTGGGCGACGGGCTGATCCTGCACCACCTGTACGGCCGCCTGAGCTCGCGCGACGTGTACGGTGGGTATTGGCAGGAAGTCACGCGCTCGGCATGGCGCCTCAGTGCGCCAACCCAGCCCCCTGGAAGCCCATGACCGCGACGACCATCATCCTCTCTGGGCCCATGCGGAAGCGCTTCGGGCGCGAGTTCCACCTTCATCTCGATGGCAAGTCGCCACGAGAGGCCTGCCGCGCACTTGCCGCTGTGCTTCCCGGGTTCCGCGACTACCTGCTGAAGGCCAAGGCCCGCGGCGTCGAGTTCGCGGTCTGGCGAGGCCGCGGCAAGAATGCCGAGAACATCGGCGTGGAGCAGTTGGACGAGCCGGCAGGCTCCACGATCCGCATTGCCCCAATCGTCGTGGGATCGAAGCGTGCTGGTGTGCTCCAGACGATCATCGGCATCGTGCTGATCGTGGTCAGCTTCTGGACCGGCGGCTCCACCCTCTCCATCGGTATCTCGATGGTCGCCGGAGGTGTTGTGCAGATGCTGACGCCCGTGCCCAAGCTCAGTAAATCCGCCGACTCGTCGGGAAACCAGTCGAGCTACATCTTCAACGGCCCGACCAACACGACGGCCCAAGGCGGTTGCGTGCCCGTGGCCTATGGCCGCGTACGTGTCGGGTCCGCAGTGATTTCCGCCGGCATGATCGCTGAGGACTACAGCAGCGCGACCAGCAACGTCGGCTCCGGCACGGCAGGCGGTAACTCAAAAAAGACACCGTTCGACGACTGATCGTCTCGACCTCCGGCCTTCGCATTCTCCAGCCCGCCATCGCGCGGGCTTTTTCATGGGACGCATATGGGACTCGATCCCCGAATCTCCGGCGCCAAGGGCGGTGGAGGCGGACACACGCCTGTCGAATCGCCCAACACTCTCCGGTCGATCTCGTCGTTTCGCATCCTCGACCTGATCTCCGAGGGGGAGATCGCGGGTCTGGTGAATGGAATGCAGTCGGTGTTCCTGGATGGGACGCCGCTGGCGAATGCCGATGGCACGCTGAATTTCACCGGCGTGGCGGTGCAGACGCGCCCTGGCACACAGGACCAGGACTATATCCAAGGCTATGGCGGCGTCGAGAGCGACACCAGCGTGGCCACCGAGCTCCGCTCGTCGACGCCATGGGTGCATGCGCTGACCGACATGGACCTGTCCGCCGTCAGGATCACGCTGCAGGTGGATGCGCTCCAGCGGAGCAACACCACCAACGGCGATATCAACGGCTTTACGGTCCAGTACGCGATCGACGTCTCGACCGATGGAGCGGCATACCAGACGGTCCTCAACACGGCGTTCAGCGGCAAGGCCACCAGCCCGTACCAGCGCAGCCACCGTATTAACCTGCCGCCGGCGACTACCGGCTGGAACGTGCGCGTCCGCCGACTGACGCCGAACCAAAACAGCGCGACCACCTCCGACACGACGCGCATCGTCTCGATCACCGAGATCATCGACGCGAAACTGCGGTGCCCGAATAGCGCCCTGGTCGCGATCAGCGGCGACGCCTCCCAGTTCACGAATATCCCGTCGCGGGCGTACGAGATCTTCGGCCGGAAGGTCAAGATTCCAAGCAACTACAACCCCCAGACCCGCGTCTACACGGGCGTGTGGGACGGGTCGTTCCAGACCGAATGGACCAACAACCCCGCGTGGATCTTCTATGACATCGTCACGCAGGACCGCTTCGGCCTGGGTGACCTGATCGACGCGTCGATGGTGGACAAGTGGGAGCTCTACCGCATCGCCGTCTACTGCGATCAGCTGGTCGACGATGGCAAGGGCGGTCAGGAGCCGCGCTTCACCTGCAACACCTACCTCCAGAGCCGCGCGGACGCCTTCAAGCTGCTGGGCGATCTCACCTCGGTGTTCCGGGGCATGTCGTACTGGATGGGCGGCGTGATCGCGGCGGTGGCCGACATGCCGCAGGACCCGGTCTATCCGTACACCGCGGCGAATGTGATCGATGGCAAGTTCACCTACCAGTCGTCGCCGCGCAAGACCCGCTTCACGACGGCGCTGGTCACCTGGAACGACCCTTCCAATGCCTACGGCCAGGAAGTCGAGTACGTCGAGGATATCCCCGGCCTCGCACGCTACGGCCTGCAGCAGACGGAGTTCGTCGCCTTCGGGTGCACGAGCCAGGGCCAGGCGCACCGCGCGGGCCGCTGGGCCCTGGTCACGAGCCAGCTGGAAACCGATTCTGTCACGTTCGCCGTGGGCATGGATGGCGTCATCGCGGCACCCGGCCAGATCATCCAGGTAGCCGACCCTGCGCGCGCCGGGGCACGGCAGGGCGGACGCGTGTCGGTAGCCACCCAGGTATCGGTGACGGTCGACCGTCTTCCCGACCTTGTCGAAGTGGGTCACACCCTGACGATCACGCTTCCTACCGGGATCGCTGAGTCCCGGACGATCGCCAACATCGATGGCCGGACGCTGGCCGTTGGGCAGCCGTTCTCGGCGGCGCCGGTGCCGGAGTCGGTGTGGACCGTGGAAAGCTCCACGCTGGCCACCCAGCATTTCCGCGTCCTGAGCGTCTCCGAGGACTCTTCGGACGACGAGATCCGCTACACCATCAGCGCCGTGCAACACGTGCCGGGCAAGTTCGCGAACATCGACGACGGCGCGGCCATCCAGATCCCGCCGATCAGCCAGCTTCCCACAGGCGTACAGCCGCCACCCACGAACGTCCGCCTGACTGGCCATGTGGTGGTGGAGCAGGGCATCGCGAACAACGTGATGACCATCGAGTGGGATAAGGCCGAGGGCGCGGCCAACTACAAGGTCGAGTGGCAGAAGGACGACGGCCAGTGGATTCAGGCCGGCACGGTGCCGACGACATCGGTGGACGTGGTCGGCATCTACACCGGTACGTACGTCGCGCGCGTCACCGCCTTCAACAATGGTCGAACGGCCTCACTCGCGGCCTTCAGCCCAGCCACCGCCATCACCGGCAAGACCGGCTCGCCGCCGCGGCTGGCGACCCTCACGACCGAGAGCCTGATCTTTGGCATCGGCATCCACTGGACCTTCCCGGACGGCGTCAGCGATACGCAGCGCACGGAGATATGGGCCAGCACGAGCGCGACACGGCCCGATCCGGACGAGATCAACCCGGATGCATATCACCTTGGCGACTTCGCCTACCCGGGCAACAGCACCGAGCTCCACGGCCTGATGGCCGGCACGTCGCTGTTCTTCTGGGGCCGCATGGTCGATAAGGCCGGGAACATCGGCCCCTGGTATCCCGAGACGGGCGCGGTCAACGGCCAGAGCAGCAGCGACGCGGGTCCGATCCTCGAGTACCTGACCGGGCAGATCACGAAGAGCCAGCTCGGGCAGGAATTGGCCGAAGCCATCGACTCGATCGACGGGCTCCAGTCGTTCATCCAGCCGCCCCAGGCGTGGGAGGACGACGTCGCTTACTCGACCGGCGCCTTCGTCAGCCATAGCGGCCGCCTGTGGCTGGCGCTGGAGAACGCTGCCGCGGGCGTCGAGCCGGGAACCGACCCGGAGGTGTGGCGCGACGTCGGGGCGATTGCTCAGACGGCCGCCGGGCTGGCGCTCCAGATGTCGAACATCAACCTCACGGTAGAAGAACTGGACGGGCAGGTCCAGGCCACGGCGGAGAAGACGGAATCGGTCTACGCGCAGCTGAATCCGAAGAAGATTGGCGCGCTCACCGATGGAAGCATCGGCGGTCCGAACGATCTTCCCCCCACCGCTGGGTTCTTCGCCCAGACGTTGGCGCAGGTCAGCGACAACCACGCGCTAGGGAAGCGCATCGAGACGGTTCAGGCGAGCCTTGGCGTCCTCAGCGCTGCGGTAACCACAGAGATCGAGACGCTTGTCGATGGACAGCAAGCGCTGGCCTCCCAGGTGACGACCGTAGTGGCCACCGCGGGCAGCGCGAATGCGGCGGCACAGCTGGCGTTCCAGACCGCCGCCAACATCGACGGGAGGGTCTCGGCGGCGCTGATCGGCAAGGTGGGCATCGCGACCGATGGGAAGTACTACCAGGCAGGTTTTGCCGTCGGCATCGACAACAGCGGCGGCACGGTTCAATCCCAGTTCCTAGTGACCGCCGATACCTTCGCGATCTTGCCTTCATCCGCCGGCGGCACAGCTGTTGCACCCTTCGTGATCCAGGGCGGCCAGACCTTCATCAGCCAGGCACTCATCGGCACCGGCTGGATCACCAACGCGATGATCGGCAACCAGATCCAATCGACGGCTGTGGACAGCACGGGCAATCCATTGTGGCTGCTCAATAAAACCACGGGACTCGTGATGCGCGGTTCCAGCGCGGCGGGCCGTACCGAGATCGACGGCAATGGTGGGCGGACTTACGACGCTGCCGGGACGCTTCGAGTTCGATGGGGCATCTGGTAATGCCCGCCGGACTTCAGACCTTCGATGCCGCGGGGAACATCATCGTTGACCTGACCACGCGGATTACGCGGGTAGGTGGAACGGCATCGATACCTGCAGGCAGCACGGGTTCGGTCACCGTCCCCAATGCATCGCAAGGCACCATCTGGTATGCCTTTTGCCATCAGTCGGGCGAACGGTACTACCCCGTGGTGACCGTCAGCGGATCGACCATTTCGTGGAGTCCGTCGACCCAGGGCACCCCTGCCAGCAAGACGATCATCTTCGGGGTCTACTGATGCCCGCCGGACTCCAGATCATGAACGCCGACGGCGTGACGGTGCAGGTCGACGACACGTACGCGAATCTTGCCGTCGTGGAGATGGGGACAAGAGCCACGGACACGCCAACGGCGGCCGGCGGCAATTCGGGCGTGACCTTCTCCCGTTCGGGGCTCAAGAACCCCCTTATCGCGGTAGCCGGAACGACGTCACAGGTGGCGGTGTGTTGGTTGCAGGACGCAGGCAGTGGAACCTGGGGGTTCAATATCGCAGCGGCCGGTGGCGTGGGTACCCAATGCAAGTACCTCATCTTCGATAACCCACCGCCATCGAATCCGAACTACGGCTTTCAGGTCTTCGACGCCAACGGAAACATGACGTTCGACGGCAGCCTTCGCTACCTCAGAGTTGTGGACATGCAACTCAATGTCTCGCCGGGCGCGCTGACATACAGCGCCGGGCTGACGTATGCCATCTGCCACCTCCGATTCGGGTTCCGTGTATGGAACCAGACGGGTTTCAACGATGTGGTGGCATCCAATGTTTCTGGCGGCACGGTGACGCTGGGCTATATGCATATAAGCGATGTTCCTGGCAGCCCTCCACAGCTGAACCAGATGTCGTCCTCGATCCTCGTGATCGATATCACCAATTACGGTCTCTGAGGCACCTCATGGCACTGAACATCCAGCGTCTCAACTTCGACCCGGTGACGGGCGACAACGCCAGCGAAGCCTTCATGAAGCTGGACCTCGACATCGGCGAGATAGCCCAGGCGATCGACGGTGATGGCAGTCCTGGCGCCGGGATCGATGGACGCCTCACCACTGTCGAGGCTGTCGTCGATGGGCTCGGCAACGCCTCGTCCAAGGACGTGGGAACGGCAGCCAATACGGTGGCCGCTGGCGACGATGGTCGGTTCACGTACCGAGGCATGCGGAATCTACTGATCAACGGTGGGTTTCGGTTCAATCAGCGTGGGTTTGCCGGCGGTAATCTCGCGGCCAACACGTATGGATACGACAGGTGGCGTACGTTTGGCGCGGGAGCCTCCATCACGCGGTCGGCAGATCGCTCGACCATTACCTTGAACGGAACGATCGGCCAGATTATCGAATCGCCCGATCTGGCCGGAGCAACG